TCTATAGGACTTACGTATGAATGTTTAGAAGAGTTAATGTCTGAATTAGAAAGTGATGAAGGAGATATAAGTGGTGTATTAGGTTTAAATATATTAATAATGGATGGAAGTGGTATTAGATATAAATTTTTTAGAGAGGTTTGAAAAGAGGTATTAGATTAATAAGAAAGAGTCCATATTTAATACAGACTAAAAATGATATAGAAAATATTTCTAAAGAGTTAGAAATAAACCCAGAATATTGCAGTGATATTATTGATACTTTTTTTAAATCAATAAGAAATATTGTAAATACTGATGATAGAATGCCTATCATTAAATTACCTATAATTGGTCAATTTAATCCTACTATATCTTCTATAAGAAGGATGATAGGTGGTACACTAAGGTTATATTATAAAGGGAAAATACCTAAATTTGTAGCACAGTATAGAATTAAGAAATATTGGGCATTAAGAAATAGGTTAATATATGAAGATAGGGGGTATAATATGTACAGAGAATGGATAGGTGTTGATAAAGAATATAGAAAATATTTAATAACAGAAGAGTTAGAGGAAATTGTAAATGATTTTTACAAAAGGAAGAGAACTCCAAAAATGGATTTTTAATGTACGTAAAAAATGGGGAATCTAAATTAGAGGGTATTACTTGGTTTTATGAAGAAAGAAGCCCATACGCTGGTACTATAATTACAGCTTTTAATAAGTTAGACATTATAAAAGAAAAGGCGAGGGAATATAAAAAAGATAATCCAGAATTAAGTACTGAAGAATGTGTAATTAAAGCAAAAGATTTTGTACTTAGAGAGAAGAAACACTATGAGGCTTATTTAAAAGGAAAAAATTATTACCATTATAAAGGGCAAAAAAGACCAGTAATGAGTGATAGTAGGGTAGAAAGATTTAAAAAATATGCTGAAGAAATACAATCCAAATGGGATAATATGCCAGAGGATGAAAAAAATAAATACCTAAATTTAAATAAAGAAGAGGAATGAGTAATAATTTAGACGAGTTGTTTAAGAAGCAGTTTATAAAATTTAAAGAAGATAAATCTTATTTTAAAACGTATGACTGGGTTAATATTAAAAGAGAAAATACTGTACTAGTTAGATTTTTTAAATTTAAAGCACCTGGGGCTGGCACTATATTATTGCCAGATCAAAGTGGAAACTTTAAAAAAGAAAGTAAAGACAGTAGAATAACTAATATTGCAATTGTAATTAAAAGTAATGATAAAGACTATAATGTTGGGGATATAGTTACAGTTTCAAGAGTAAAGGTAGAGGGTGAATCTTATACACCAGATTATATGCTTTTAATGCAATTTTCTAATTCTAATTTGGAGCCGATACTCCCACCAAACTTTAGAGAGAAAGCTTCTAACTTAGAATTAAACTATGCTGAACATAGACTAGATATACCTTGGAGATATAACTTAGAAGAAGAGGATTATCTTACGTATTTATTACCATCTTATGAATTTTTAAATAGAGCGGATGATTTGGATAAGTATATTACTATTTAATTTAATTATTATATATTTTATAATAGAAAAAACTATCGGTTTTAGATCTTTAATCTCTAACTTAACAAAAAGGGGTTTAAAAGATATAAATAGTCATAAAATAGAGGTAGTAAGAGATTGGGAATATATTAAAGCTAATGGTTTACTACTAAAATCCGATGAAATAGACTCTTTTTGTGAACAATATATAGTAAGAAAAATTATGTGTGAGGAATGTGTTAGAGATGGCAAATGTGTGGATTGTGGGTGTGAGATAATTGGTCTTATGAGTACACCAAGTAGTAAATGTAGCTTAGGAAATTGGTCAGAAATTAAAAACCCTATTGATTGGGATGAGTACAAAAATAACGTTTTGGACGGATTAAAATTAGGATTTCAAAAAATAGATTAAATATGGATGAGTTATTAAATGTTGATGTATCATTTGATAATTATGAACTAAATGTTGGAAGAATAGGTCATGATGAGGTTATAACATGGTTATTTAAATGTACAACTGGTAATCAGTATTTGGAATATGTGTACACAAGTTGTCCATGCATTGAGACATCAATAAATTCAGATGGAGTTGAGATTGAGTTAAGAGGTATAGATGTAGTAGGGAGTATTGAGAATGGTCAAGTAAAACCTTTTAACAAATTTGTTTATTGTAAAATAAAAGGTGAGCCAGAATTTATAGCAAACGAATTTGGCAAAAGAATAGAAAACCCAAAAGTAAGAAAAGTAAGATTTAAAATTTTTGGGCAAGTAATAGGTTAAAATAAATTTCCACTAAAATACACTCTTAATGAGTGCCCACACTATATAGGGTCGGTATCCTCTGCCGACTCTATAATTTAAACACTAAAAGCAATAAATGAATATAAAAGAAGCATTAAAGAATATCAATAAAAAACTTGCATTAGATGGGCAAGATAGATACTCATTAGTATCAGAGCTTGCACCAGGTTCTCTTGATACAAAATGTTATTCTACTGGAAGTCCTTATTTAGACTATAAAATAAGAAATGACAATGGGGGATTCCCAAAAGGGAGGATGACATTAATTGTAGGAAATGAGGGGTCTGGAAAATCATCATTAATTTGTTGTGCTGCTGCAAAAATGCAAAAAGAGGATGGTAAAGTACTCGTATATTTTGATAGTGAGGGTACTCTGGATTCATCACATTTTGATAGATTTGGTGTAGATATGTCTTTAACTGTTCACAGACCAACTAAAAACTTAGAAGAGGCTCTAAATGTTGGGGAGGAATTAAGCAAGTGTGAGGATGTAGGTATGATAGTTTATGATTCTATAATTATGTTTGTATCTACTACAACTGAGGAAAGAACAGCGGATGAAAACAACATGACAATAGAGGCTAGAAAGTTTAATTCCAGGATGCCAATAATATATGGAAATTGCAATAGAAGGGGTATATCTTTGGTTTGTGTTAATTTTTATAGGGAGAAGCCAATGGCTATGGGTGACCCAAGGTACTTATCAAGGGGTCATTGGCAAGAACAAATGTCTAGTTTAACATTAGATTTAACAAAAAAAGATTTACTGTTAGATAATAATAAGAATGTAGTAGGACATGAACTTGATGTTAGAATTAAAAAATCAAAATTAGGTTCAGCAGATTCTAAAGATGCATTTAGAATAAACTTATACCATCAATATGGATTTGATGAGGTAGATGAGGTAACATCTATTTTAATAGATAATGGTGTAATAAATAAATCAGGTGCTTGGTTCTCATTTATAGATGAGAGTACTGGGGAGGAGATTAAACTACAAGGGAAAAGTTCAGTGGTCAGTTATTTTAAAAACAACAATAATTTTTTTGAAAGTATTAAAAATAGATTAAAATGAAAATAAATAAACAAACAGAAAAAGGTATTGACATTACATTTTGCAGTAGTTGTAAAAACTGCCCATCAATAGTATTAACTAAGGATTTTGATACTGTTATATTGGGTGGAAAAGATGAGGGATTTTCTGAATGGAAAAAAGAACAATTTAAAGAATTAGTAAATTCTGCTAAAGATGGCATGTTTGATAAATACTTTGACTAACGGTTGGTGCTATGAGCAGTAGCGGATTAATAACAACAAACTTTCAATTATGACAAAAGATAATAAACAGCAGAAACTTTCGGATAGCACAGAACCCGCTATTGCTTATAGCACGTGTTACCCGCAGTTTTTTTCAGGAGATATTCAAATTTACAATGGTAATAACATAGAGGTTTTGCAATCTATTAATTTAGACTTATCTAAGTGTATTTTTGTAAGCGATCCGCCTTTTAATATTGGATACCATTACGACCAATATAATGACAAAATGAATGAAGACGATTACTATAACTGGTTAGCTGATATTTTCGGCACTAATAAACAAGTGATTATCCATTACCCTGAATACTTGTATAAGCATAGTTTTAATATTGGTTTATTTCCTGATAAAGTAGTGAGTTGGGTTTATAATTCAAATACTGGAAAACAGCATCGAGATATTGCATTTTTTGGAGTGAAACCCGATTTTAGAAAAGTAGGACAACCATACAAAAACCCAACGGATAAACGAATAGCTAAAAGAATAGCTGATGGCAAAACAGCAAGACTTTATGACTGGTGGGAAATAAATCAAGTAAAAAATGTTAGTGCCGAAAAAACAGCGCATCCTTGTCAAATGCCGTTGAAAGTAATGGAAAATATTATCGGAGTTTTGCCTGATGATTACATTATTATTGACCCTTTTTTAGGAAGCGGAACAACGGCATTAGCTTGTCAAAAATACAACCGTAAATTTATTGGAATAGAATTAGACCCTAAATATTTTGAGATTGCAAAACAACGGATTTTCAATTCAGCAGGGTTGTTCCAAAATTGCGGGTAACGGTTAGTGTAGATGATGGGCCGTCCTGGTAAGGCGGCATAGCATTCTACACGTTGTTAGATACGGTTTTAATCTTTTTCTGCCAGGATTGTAACTGTAATTTTTCGGCGGAGTAAAAAAAATAAATGGATTGGGGTACAGTTTTAAATATGGTTAAAGAACACAATTATAGAGATATGTATATTAATAAATTAAGAAATTACAATACAAGTGAACTTGTACGTAAATCAGATGAAGTTTGTAAATTATTAGTTGGTTTAAAAAAATTTGAAATAGATTTTGTATTAAATCATATTAAAGCTACTCAAATGGAGCATCTAACACTTAATGGGTTTTAATTGCTTTATCTAATTCGCCCTTATTAGAAGTTAAGAAAAAATCTTCTATATCAAATGGTGAGTTTTTCAAGTAGATTAAGTAATTATCTTCATCCGATTCTTCAAATGTTGAAATCTCATCTATATTGAAACTTATTTCATAAGGTTCATTTTCGTCTTCGGAGACTTCTGGATGAGCAAGTTCAATTAAACTTAACAAAGTTCTTCGATGAACTAACCCTTTTACAAATTCTGACATGTTTTAAAATTTTAAAGGTAATTTAATTACAAATATACAAATTTTTCACTTTAATCGTATCTAACGGTTAGTGTAAACGTAGTCCGCAGCGATAGCAAGGATTATCGTTTTACACATTGTTATGTAGTGTTTTATTTTATTATCCATTTGTTTATAAAGTTAAGCAAGATACATTTTTGAAAGTTTAGTGTTTATGGTGTTTAAATTTTACAGTTAAAAACTCACCCCTGAGTTAACAAGGGTGAGAATGTTCTAATTAACAATTTTTACAGTTGTTACAAAACTCACAACTAACTTCGGTATATAAATATTCTTTACAACCTTGTTGGCAGACATCTGATGATTCACGGCACATTACCATGTAACATCTTCCGTTAAGAATTGTAAAAACCGAGTTATTGCTTTCACTTTTTTTATTCATTTTATTGAATTTATAAAGTTAGACAAACAGGAGTTATAAGCTACTCCATTAACTAATTGAATTAATTGAACTCAATTTTTAACTTTAAGCACCATTCTTTTTAAAAAAGCAAGTGGTGTTCAGGTCACCACTTACAGAAATTCCAAGTTAACTGCAATTGCAGAATGAACGTTTCGCTGGGACCAGAAAAGAAATAAATTTGGCTTTCTTAGGGTAAACAAGTTTACCACTACGCCAATGTTTAAAAAATTTCAAGAACAAACGTCTGAAACATCGTTCATTTTTCAAAGTGTAAATATCACTCATAGTTAAAAACGGGGTATTTTAAAGTCCCCTTCTTCATTTAGGACAGTAATACTTTTGTTTTTAACTACTTGGAATTATTATTTTGTTGTAGGCTTTACTTTTAATCCTACATAACGTCGAGTGCAGACGACGTGGCGACGATAGGAGACATGTACGTTCTGCACAATGTTAGGTCATGTTTACTTTTATTCACGTTTTAAATTTTATGATATGTTTGAAGTTTTAGAATACACCGAGATAAATGGTAAGAAAGTACCTAAAAATATTGTCCGTAAAGTTAAAGGAAAATTACCAAATTTTATGACTGAACCTAAAAAAAGATGTACTTTTGGGGAAATATATTTAGAAGATGAGTATAATTCCTTACGATATCACCAAGAAAAACAGTCTATCTTATAGTTTCACTACTGATAAGTATTCTGTGTATAATATAGATTTTAAGTTCAGTGAAAGATTTTTTGATATTAATTGTACAAATTGTAAAGATATACTTGAAGTTTGCATCTATTGCCACAATGAAGATAGAGTTAAAGATTATAGAATAGGAGCAACAATTTTTGAAATTTTTACTGATGTTTTATCAAATAGTTGCAATGGTATAATGTATAGGTGTGATGATAAGGATGGCAGAGAGTGTAAAAGAGAGCAGCAATTTGAGAGATGGTTTGAAGAGTTTAATAGTGATGATAAAATAGACAGATTTTCACAGACATTTTGTGACGAGGATTCAATTTGTACTACATACTATGTCTTAGTTGATAAAGGTTGTTTTACACACCCAGAGATTGTTGATAATTTTTTATATAGATGCAAGGGTTGTTCAGGTGATACTTCCGAAGTATGTTAACCTAATATCACACAACGTCGAGTGCAGACGACGTGGCGACGATAGGAGACATGTATGTTCTGCACAATGTTAGGTCATATTTATTTTTATTCACGTTTTAAAAAATTTTAGTTATTTTGTGTTGTAGTTGCTCTAATAGTTGCCACATGTCTGAAGAAAGTTTTAAATGGGTTTATAAGCAAATTATAATACGCAATATTTATAATTTTATTTTGAAGGTTGTTTTATTATTTGGCTTGTGTCTTTTGTTACCATTGTTGGCTTTACACTACTTTTTAATGGAAATTCCATATATTTTTCAACTTTGGTTTCTTGTTTGGATTGTGTATTGGTGCATCCGTTGGGGGATAGAAAAGACAATAAGTACCCAAAAAGAATTAAAACAATTTGAGGAAGATACTCTTGTAGAAAATATAAAAAAGGTTTAGTGTTCCTAAATTGATAAAGCAGTTTTTGTTTAGTTATCCAATCAACTTTAGAAAAGAATTTGTAATCTGGGTTACTTTTACCATATTCAACGCTGTATAGCATTATATTAAACTTTTGGTTATCTTTCGAGTGACCGTACACAGCGGGTGAAGTTTCTAAAGCAACTTCTATATTACCTTTAGTTGGGTGGTATAAAATTTGGTGACTCACCTCACACTCTATAAACTCATCAGAGTAAGTTTCATTCACACAAAAATATAATTTTAAAATCATGTTTGTTTACGTTAACGGTTATGGTTTAAGACCATTTAAAGCAGTTGAAATGCAAATGTTCAACAATGACATAAATAATTTGCAATTCAAGGGTAAATATAAGTTACCAAAGAACACAACCACTAATAATAGTAAGAAGTGGATTAGCCTTGATTTTTGGTTCACAGTTGACCAAATAAAAGAGACTAAGGTTTAATTATTTCCTTTACAGTTGTTTTCGGATTTTTGTCGGCATATTCTTTTGTGACAAGTCTCCCTGTTTCAGTGTCTCTGTAAATTACTCTCGGTTTTGGTTTAGATACTTTTGCCATGATTTTTAAGTTTAATTGTTAATTGATTTTGATTTTCTTTTTTTAATGTGACCTAACGCCAAGTGTATGTGCATTCACCGCCATCCACTAAGCTTAAAATTTTAAAACCGTATGATTGGCGGTGATTGTCATCATACACATTGTTATAGCATGTTATTTACTATTTCACCATATATAATTATTTGGTTGCACTTTTTTTATCGTTTGTTTTCAATTGATTGGAAGATGTATTGTTGGGATGCTCGGAATCACCCATCTTATTTTGTCCGAGAGTTTGTTGTTGAATCATGTCCTGGAATTGATCGAAGGTTAACCGTAAGGTCACTTCTGGTTCTTCATTTAGCTTTATGCTTGATTGTTCAGACTGCTCAAATTTCTTACTGGAAAATTGTAGGGAGGGAAACCAATTTGGTAGATTTCCTATCAAGCCTATAACAATTGCAGCAATAGCTAACCTGAAATTTAATGTGTTTGATGATTTTAACTGTTCAAGCTCAATTAATCGTTCAAGTTTTAGACAAGCTTCACCAGTCATTACAAATCCACAATCTGGATGTTGCTCTCCAATATTTTTTGGAGTTGGTTCGTCCTTGTCTTCTGATGGTAAATGGAGGTAGTTGTCAATCATAAATTTTTTAACTGCTAATTCCGAGCAATCGTCCATTTTAAAGCCTTTACAGACTAATTTTGATTTTAGTTCTTTGTAAGATATACCTTCATTAATCCTTGATTTACCTATCTCAAGAATTGTTTTATAAAGGTCTTTATATTCAGATTGGTTGTTGTGCATTGCTATTTTTTAATATGCTATAACGTTTAGTGTAAACGTAGTGCGACGTTAGGAGCATTATCGTTTTACACATTGTTATGTATGGTTATTCATTTTCCGCCATGGTTAACCCTGCTTTATTTCGGTGGAGTAAAAAATAAATATAAAATGTAAACTTTAGTGTTTACAAACATACAAAAAAGTCAATAAAAAAGTTTACAAAAAGTAAAAAGAGGGAATACAAACTTCCCTTGTTATACCACATTTTTAAATTAATATTATGGTATTTTGTAATATAAAAGATATAGAAGGTGATTTTTGGGAGCAAAATAAACAACTCTCCTATATGTCTCCATTCTCATCATTTAAAAAAAAGAAAAATTCTTCTAAAATAATGAAGGCCATATATCTTATATATGATAGTAAATCCTCTTTTAAACAAACACCAATGTCAGAGGAGGAAATCATAAAAGATGTCAATTTAAATTTTTTAGAAGATGAAAACTTTAAATGGTCTGAGTATGAGGATATAGTAGAAGCATTTAAGGATAAGTGCAGAACAGGAACAGCAAAAATCATTGAAGGGATATCTGAGGAATGTAATGACATTCAATTAGCGATAAAAGATTTATCTCTATCTGACCCAGAGGAAATCTCTATGAGAAAGGATTTACATACTATGAGAAGTAAACTACTTTCTGAAAAAATAGATTTAGAGTTAAAACTAAAAGAGGAAATAGGTGAATTATTACTTGAAGGGGATTATTCCCCCAGTTTGATTGAAGCAACTATAATAAATGGAATGGGGGAGAGTAAATAGAATAATAAATTATGAGGATCATTTTGCCGTAGATTTATTTCCATATAAAATTAAAGGCAGGGAGAATTTTTATGATAGGGACCACCCAGAAAAATTAAGTCCATCATCGCTAAGTTATAAAAAGTACTGGAAAAGTAATTTTATAAAAAAATGCATAAATGGTAATTGGGTAAATGATAATGATACATGGGTATACATGATGCCAAAATTATTTTTTTATATTAACTATGTAACTGTACCAGATGAACATAAAAATATAATCCAACCAAGATTAATGGATAATGAATTTATTATCTTTACTTATTCTTTTTGTGCGGACGGATTTTCAGGTTTTGAGGATGACCCAGATATTACTTGTAATGAACTTGTAGAAATAATTGAGAGAAAAGGTGAGGATTCTTTATCTTTCATACAAAAAAAACAATTAGAAAAATCAACACATTTAAAAAAGGCCGATGGAACTTATAAGGATTATGTAAATGCTTGGGAGTACTTAACAGAGTATTATCTAATAACAAATAAAAGAGATTTTCCATTAGGAAACCCTATATATGATAATCCAATAAGAAATGAAATCATACTTACTGCAAGGGGTTCACATAAATCCTATGACAAATTTTTAGGGGAGGCATATTATGAGTTCTTGTTTAGTGGTGTCAGAGATTATAACAGTTTAAATAATATAGTAAATCCTATTCTTATAGGGATAGGAAGTAGTGAATCAAAGGCATTATCAAGATCAGTAAGTCTAATATCAAGAGCATATCAAGCTATGCCAGGACAGTACGAATTTCCTATAAAAAAGAAAGGTGATAAAGCTATAAGAAATTATGGGCCACTATATAAAAAGATAAGGGGTACTTGGACAACATCAACATCTGGAAGCTCTATACAACATATTGTAAAAGCTAAGGACGGTACATCATTAATTGAAGGAGCTATGGCTCAAATAATGATAATGGGGCCAAATGATGAGAAGATAGGTGCTGGTGACAGGTTTAAATTAATATTAATAGAGGAGTGTGGTTTCTCTAGGAATCTAAAAAAAATATACTCATCTAATAGGGATTCACTAAGAGTTGGAGATACTATTTACGACAAAGTCGGTAAACAAGTAATGATAGGTACTGGGGGTATAGCTGAATTTATAGGTGACTCTAAAGACATATTTGAAAACCCCAAAGGATTTGAAGTTTACCCAATACCAAATTATTGGGACAAAAATAGTAAAGAATGTGGACTATTTTTATCAACTGTTTATAAAACAGAATCATTTAAAGATAAACAAGGTAATACACTATATAAACAAGCTTTAGAGGAAACTATAAAAACTAGGGTTTTTAATAAAGCAACAAAGGATAGAGAGAGTTTTGGAAAAGACATCATGTTTAATCCATTGTACCCAAAGGAATTGTTAAGACCATCACATAAATCTCCATTGCCAATAGTAGAATTAAGTGATCACTTGCATGAATTAATGAGTGGCATAAATGAGGGTTCATCTATATTCCAAAAAAGATGTGCAGTAGGGACACTCAATTACACTATGAATGGAGTGGAGTTTAGGAAAGATAATAAAAACCTATTACATCCTATATTACATTGGGGAAATGATAGTGATTTAGAGAATAAAGAGGGGGCTTGGTTATTATTTGAACAACCTTTCGATAACCCACCAGAAGGTCTTTATTATATTCTATATGACCCTATACAACAAACTGGGGAAGGAACTTCATTACAAAGTATTATAGTTTATAAACATTTTTTCAATAATGGAGACCAATCAATGCAAGATGCTATAGTAGCATCATATATAGGTAGAAAGACACAAGGGAATATAGATTTAAACTTTGAGGAAGCTATTAAAGCTGCGAAATACTACAATGCTAAAATATTTAGTGAGAACACAGCAAATGCTTTTGCTGAGTATGTTTTAAGAAAAGAGTTTTTTGATTTTGTTTTACCTACACCTATGGCAGCAGTTGTATTAGCAAATGGTACAGGCAGAATAATAAAACAAGCTTATACGTTTGGTGTTAAGCCAAATGAAAGGATGAATGGATGGTCTATAAATAAAATAGCTGAATGGCTGCTAAGACCAGATAAAGTAGGTGATGATGGGATTATATTAAGAAGGAATTATCAAAAAATTTATGACCCGAGACTTTTATCTGAGCTAATAAATTTTGACATTAATGATAAGACAAATTTTGATGCTGTTTCAGCTTTAATGCTACTCCCTTACATATTAAATTCTAATGAGGGTGTTTCAGTGGGTATAGCTCTAGATGATGAGGACGACCCGTATTTAAAATATGAACAAAAATACAGAGATATGGTGTACACATCCAGACCTGTAAGTAAATTTTTAAGTTATTAATTATGAGTCAAAGAGTTCCAATTGATGATACTATTAAATTTAGATCATCTACATACGAGAAAGAGAAAAAAGATTTTGAAAGACAGATACAAATTATAGATTATCTTGATAATTACAATGGTAATTTAAGGGATGACGAGTGTATTAGAAACTATCAAATTAATTATGATTTAATGAATGGGAGGGTTGATACAACTATGTACAATGCCGATGATTATTGTCTAATAGAAAATGAAAAAGTTACAATAAAAGAAGGTGAAATACCACACGTACCTCTTATATCTAGTGTTACAAAAATACTGCATGGGGAACAGATAGGCAGGTATTTCAAGTTGAGTGTAGAAGATAACTCTCCATTTAGTGAATCAGTAGAGGAAGAGGAATATAAAAGACTTACAAAACAATTTGTACAAGAGTCTATAATAGCTCCTATTGAGCAACAAGTTTTACAAGAAGTTTTAATCCAAAATGGTATTACAGACCCATACTCTTTAAATGCAGAACAGCAGAATTCAATAAGACAAGCTGTTAGTCAACAAACAGCTGCCCTTACTCCAGAAAAGATAAGAGAGTATATGGAGAATGATTTCAAAAGCCCTATCACACAGCAAGCCCAAGAGATAACAGACTATCTAACAAACGAATTTAGATTAAAAGAAAAACAAGATGATGGATTTTTACATATGATGCCAACAGCATTAGAGTGTTATTATGCAAACGCAACCGAAAGAGGATTGGAGTTTGATTTAGTTAATCCAAAGTTTTTGCAATTTGGTGGACCATCTGAGGAGGAATGGATTCAGAATATGGATTGGGTCAAAAGGGAGGAATGGTCTACTGTGGTAGCTATAACACAAAAATACGCAGATGTTTTAAGAGAGGAACATTGGGAGGAGATAGAAAAAAATATAGAGCCATTATTTGGAACAAAACACTACCAATCATATAGAGCGGGATTAGATGAGAGAAAGTATCAAATTGAAATTTCTGCCAATGGGAAAGAAATAGTAGATAAATTTGGAGACCAAAATTCAAATTTAAAAGAAAATTTTAATAATATACTTAGAGCACAAGAATACGTACAATCTAAATGGGGCAGTACAGCTAATATGCATGATTTTGGTATTAGAGTAACACACTACGCATGGAAAGATAAGAGAAAGTTATACAAAGTTTGGAGAGCAACAGAAGATGGCATTAAAGTTTTCTACTTTTCAGAATCATACAAGAAAGTAGCCAAGGATTTAAAAGTAAAAGAAATTTGGGTAAATGAAGTTTGGGAGGGTACTAAGATAGGTACATCAGACCCTATTTATATTAATATAATGCCTGTAAAATATCAGTGGAAATCATTAGATAACCCATATGATGTAGAATTACCATATGTAGGTAAGAAGTACAATATAATGAGAGGTAATACTAAAAATGTTACAATAATAGATTTAGCTAAACAATTTCAGAGAGACTATGACACACAAATGGCTTGGCTGAGAAGAGATTTAAAAACTAATTTAGGTAAAGTATTTGCCATGTTAATAGATTCTAAACCTGATAATATGACGTGGACTGATGTACTAAATGTTGCTAGAGATTATAATCTGCTTCTTATAAATCCTAATAAGAAAGGTGGTATGGTAGATCCACAATTTATGAAGGGTGTAGATATGTCTAAAATGAGTGATATAGCACAGAGGCTAGTGCTTATAAATGACATTATGCAAAAACTTTATAGGTCTATGGGATTTAACGAGTTCAGAGCTGCTGGGTCAACAAATCAATATGCTAATACAGTTAACATTAATAGTCAACAACAAGCTTCATACAATCAAACAGAAGCTATGTTTGAGACACATAGAATTATATTTGAGAAAGCGTGTAATAGACTATTGAACATATCTAGATTATATTATAAAGATAACCCAGATAAATTAAAGAGTGTACTTAGTAGAGTAAGTTATGAGGAATTAAAATATGGATACCCATTTTGGTATTCAGAGCATTTTAAAGTAAGGTTAGAAAATAGTGGTAAAGTAGCAAGGCAGATAGAATTTCTAAGACAACAAACTCAAGCATTTATACAAAATGCAATGAGCCCTAAAGAAGTTATAGAATTAGCAATGGCAGAGAATAAAACTGACTTAGTTAATCTTATGAGGAAAATAGACAAAAAAATAAAAGATGCACAAGAATCTGCATCCCAAGAGGCTAATGCAAGATTACAAGTAGAGTTAGAAGCTAAATTAACAGATCAAAGAGAGGATAGAGAACTTAAATATAAAATGCATAGAGAGTCTTTAGATAGTTTAGAAGCTAGGGCAGAAATTCAATCTAAAGTATTCCTAAATGCCAATGACTCAAATATGGATGGGGAGCCAGATTTAATAACTAAAACTAAGTTAGATAATGAAGTTGAACTAAAAATACATGAGGATAAGATGAGATTGGAAAGGGAAAAATTAAAATAAAACGTTTTTCCCTAAGAAGATGAGAAAATATAATTTTAAATTTTACGTAATTTTATAAAACACATATTATATTTGTGGCTATATTACCAGAATAGTGTATAGCCACCAAAATAAAAACATTTTATTATGGATGGACAAGTAAATAATATACCTATTGAATTCACAGAAAATTCATGGGGATTAAATGTATCTAGTCAAGATACGAATTTAGATAATAAGAATGATGTAGAGGTTATTGGAGTAGACCCTAATGAAGATGAGCAACTCTCAGAGACTGACGCAACATCTGATTTTAAAAGGGATGAGATTGACACAGACCTTACTGAACCTGGTGATATTGAGGATGATAGTGATAATAATGATGATACTACAATAGATGAGAATTTCATTAAATCTTTGGCTAATCAAGTAAAATCTGAGGGTTATTTACCAGAGGATTTTGAATTTAAAGATGGTGAGAATGTATCTTTACATAGTATAAAGGAAGCATTTATCCAAAGGAATAGAGAGTCTATAAAATCAGAGATATACAAAGAGGTAGGTATTGAATTACAAAATGCTGGAATAAATGAATCTAATATATCTACTTTAAGAGCATTAGAAAATAATGTACCGCTAGATGAAATTTATCTGGTGGATAAATACAGAAAACTCTCAACTTTAAAAGAAGACACAGATAAAGACTCTAAGTTAAAATCTGTAAAAGAGATGTACACAGCTAGGAATCTTGATGAGGATGAGATTGACAATTTAGTGTCTGAATTAGAAATAGATGATGATAAATTAAACTCAGCATTTGAGAAATCTACAAATTATTTTTTAAATGCAATAAATAATTTTGATTCAGAACAAGTAAGATTAGAATCAGAGAGAGTTAATAAATTAATGGCTATTAGAAAAGAAAATGAAACTATCTTAGATAAAGCTATTAATAAAGGAGAACTTTACAATGAAAAATTATCTCCTACTGAAATGAGTGGAATAAAATCCGCTATAAATAACAAAGATACTACCATAGTACATGAGGGCAAAGAATACAAAGTAGGTGCTTTTGAGGAGCATTTATATAAGTTTAATAACTCTTTTGAATACCAACTGTATTTATTTAAATTACAAAGGTTTAAAGATTTACAAAAGGATAAAATTAAAAAAGAGATTAATGATGAAAATAACAAAGATTTTTTAAGTTCTTACGAGAGAGCAATAAAAAAACAAACAAAATCAATAAAGAAAAAAGAGGAAGGGAAGTCGTATACTTATGAATTCCCTATAAATAGGTAATTTGATAAGTAAAAACTAAATTAAAATTAAAATGAGTGGAATTAGAACTAAACCAGCCCCGTCTAAATATATTATAGACCATCAGTGGGCTAATGGTGAAAAATTTTTTAACAGTGTCTTTGACTTTGAAGATTTGCTAGTAGCTGCTGGTGGAACAGTCAGAGATTATACAGACTTAACTGAATTAGCTAGGGGTTATTACACCTCTAAATCTAATACATTATCAAAAGACGTTGCACCTTTCATGCAATGGTTAAAAGGAACATCTACTACCAAAGATGTAGATAGTAGATATGTAAGATGGAGACACTATGGATCTCCAAAAAGAATGTTTACATCATTAGGTAATCCTCAACCAGATTGTGATAAAATAGGTGCTGCTGGAAATACATTCAAAGTAAGATTTGATGTTGACCACTTTGTACCATCTGATCAATTAGCCCCATCGGATAACAATAGGGCTATTATCATTATAGAAAGTTATCCAAGACCTGTTGGAGCAAGTGTATTTGAATATGAAGCAAGACTATTAGATTCAACTACTTACTTGCCTAAGTCTTATTTGTCTTCTGGAAGATATTGGGTAAGAGCTGGTCAATCTAGTTCTTATAGAAATCCATTAGGAGGTAGAGCTGGTACATTCTCATTTAATACAGGATTCTCCTATATTGAGTTTGAAGTACCTTTATCTACAATGACTAAATTCTATGAAGTAGATGAGGAAACGCACTTAAGAGAGGGTACATTAATGGTAGGGTGTAAATATGATGATGGAACTATCGAAGGTGGTATTACCAATAGAATGGCAATAGAATTTGATGCTTCTTTTGAGAAAGAAATGGAACTATTGTTATTACATGGTACAATGACTAAAAATCATATAGATCCAAGTAATAAAAATAGTATTACAACTGGTCCAGGTTTATATACATATCTAGATGAAGCTAACATTATCAACTACAACCCTTTTGTTAATAGTATTGATATGATTCTAGATTTGATTAGTTCATATTGGTATGATAGAGTACCAGTAGGACAAAGAAACCTAATGTTAATGACTGGAGAAGCTGGTTTAAAATTGTGGCACGAATGGTTGTTAGATAAATTTGGAAGTTTACCATTAAATGTAAGAGAAAACTTTGTATTAGGTGATTCTCAGGCATTTGACATGGGCAATAAAAAAGGTTATAGCTTAGGTAATTTTCAATTTACAACCTATCAAATGCAGCCTTATGGTAAAGTAAGTGTAGGACACTTGCCTGTATTAGATGATAAGTTGTATGATTCAAGAATGATGGATGGATCTATCTATACTGTAAGGTCTCACGAATTCATAGCAATGGATTGGGGAATGGGTAACCCAAACATAGTGTTACTTAAGAATAGTAAAAAAGATAGAGACATAACTATCACAGGTACATGGTCAGAGTATGGCCCCGTAGGTAAGGATAATCCGTATTATAAGCAACCTGGTGATTTATCACTTGGGGATAAATACCAAAAAAGAAGAACAAGAACTTTTGGTTTGGCTGTAATGGACTTGTCAAGAGTATTACTAATTAGACCTAGTGTATAATTTAGTTTTTGATTAATATTCATTATGTAGGGGTTATTATTTAGCCCCTACTTTTAAAAATAAATAAATAAAATGACTGAGGATTTAATAATTTTAAAAAGGAAACAGAATTTAGGGCAACTATTTAAACCAACACCATACATGTACCAACAATCAATAGATTATGGTAGTGAGGGTGCTGAAATAGAAAACCCAGATGGAACTATTGATGAGTTTGACCCTAAGAGAGATAACTTATTAGGAACAACCTCTAATTTAACGCCACACTGGGATAAAGAAAATAGAAGATGGGCATTTGAAGGTTCAATAATAGATTTACAGAATATCCAAAAAGAATTAAAACTAAGGGACAAGAATGATAAACTTATAGTAATTGATGAGGATTCTTTTACAAATAGGCTAGATCCATTTTTTAACCACAAACATTTATGGACATCTGTAGTGATGAGAGATGGGAAAATTCCACTAACTAATAAAACAAAGTTAGAGGAGTTCTATCAAAGAGTATATAAAGGTAGAGATGATATAGAACAAAATGGAAAGGATCAATCTACATTTGAAACAGATAGGTCAAATCTAGAGTTAATATCACCTAAAGCTATTAAAGAAAAAAGTTCTAAGGATATAGACATGGCATTAAAAGCCAATATGTATCTTGCAGAAATGAATTTTGATAAACAAAAAAGGATTGCAGCTATTTTAGATCCTCCAGGATATAATGAAAAACATAATGACCCAGAGGCTATAAAGATAATGTTATATGATTCTTGTGTTATAAATAGTGAACAGGAAATAGACCAAAAAACAATACAAAAAAGATTTGTAGAGTTAGCGGAGATGAATAACTCTGACTTAGAAGTTTTATTCATAGTGTTCCAAGCTAAGAATACGGGCAAAATAAGAAGATTAAATGGTGTATATCATTTTGATGGAGAAGCACTTGGTGAAGGGGATGATAAAGTTAAAACAATGGATCATTTAATTAAATACTTCTTAAAAGGTAAAAATTTTGATACATATAAAAAAGTAGAGGATTACGTATCTACACTATAAGTATACCATAAATAATGGCTATTAAAGTTTACAGGTTAGTAAATGATTTTAAAAGAAAATATAATTCTTTTAACACAGGAAGCGGGAAGGATTTATATAATTCTGATATAGTAAATGTACTTAATGAAGCGTATGAAATCTATATAGAGAATACCTCTAAATTAGCTGAGACGGATAATTATTACAGAGATGTACTTAGACAGCTAGAGATAAAAAGATTTAAACTAAAACCTAAAAAGTTAGGAGACGGTGTGTATTATTTTGAATATCCAGAAAATTTATATAAAAGGTTAAATCAAATTGCTATAACCAGTTGTAAAAACTGTAGTGAAAAAAAGAATATAATACCTAGAATAGTTCAATCTGATGACTTATATGAGGCTCTATCAGACCCATACAGAAAACCAGATTTTTATTGGGAGCAGTTATTAGCTGATGATGCACAAAATGGATTATATGTATATACTGAGAATAACTTAGATGTAGATTACATATACATTGATTATATTAGAAAAATAAATCCAATAAAATCAGCTACAACAGAAGATTGCAAAGATTCTTATATAGATAGAAATGGAAATGTAGTAAATGAAAATTATGACTTTGATATAGACTCAAGATACATAGCAAGGAAAGTAGTAGACATAGCTATAATAATAGCATCGAGAGATACCAGAGATTATAACTCTCTTAAAACACAGATAGATAATTATATAACATTAGATAAATTGAATTAAAATGAGTTTTACAAAAGATAGAAAACCAAAAGCGGATTATACTAGACATCTAAGTACAGATGGAAACTTAGGGTTTGTACCTACTGGCACACCACTCTATAGACTAGTAAAAACAGCCAGAGATGGCTATAAGAAGCTTTACAACGTACCACCACAAGGATTAGTAATGTGGGTAGGTGATGCTGATTGTGCTGATATTCCATTAACAATAGAGCCAGCTGATTTAACAGTACAAGACCTATATGAAATACACATAGGAGTCGGTTATGATGGTGATGGTGATGGAGTAGTTGAGACTATTAGAGAACTATCCCCAGGATTTATTCAAGGATGTACATTTGATACTCTTGATGCGTATGGCCCAAAGTGTGCTGTACCAGAGATTAAAGCTATATATCCAGAGTGTGTAAGTTGTGATACAATCACTGCTGTTGTACAAGTGTATGACAATAGTACTTTATCATTCTCAGATAATCCTCTTAAAGCTTACGAGGAAATTGTAGCTAGTTTTACACCTGATTGTGGCTCATGTAATGGTTGTCCACAAGAAGTAACATGTGATGAAGTTGTATGTGGTCTTGTGGATGCGTTGAACGGAGAGGTAGAGAATAAATTTGGTTCAGATGGAGAGCCATACCCACACACATCTCCAAATGGTTGGGGAAGAGACTTGGGAGTAGAGTTTTTCAAACTACATACTGATGGTTGGAAATCATATTGTATTTCACCAGAAGTTGGTACAGAATGTACAGAATGTAATGCAATAACAGCATTAACCACATATACAATAGATGGTGTAGCATACAATTTTGATTTATTAAACCCTAGTAATAATACTCAAACATTGGTATCCCAAATGGATGCTGCTGTAGAATTAATAAATCAAACATTTAGAGACACATTAGGAAGACACTCTGGTAGAGCTATATTAACAAGAGGTGAAGGGAAATGTTGTCCATTCCAAATATTTGTTAATACTTGTGATCCAACTTTTGAAATAGCTGGATTAACAGAGTGTACAGATGCTATTAATCAATTCCCTGACTTTGTTTCAAGTGGAGTTTGTAAGCAATGTGGAACTAATGAGGAAACAACTACACCTAGTTGTGGTATTGCAGCAATAGCTAAACAAGATACATACCCTTGTAATTGTTGGGAATTAAATCAACCACTCCAATTCTACGGAAGAAGTATTGTTAGATTTGATATTATATCACCATCTGGTGCATTTGATAATAGATGGAGTAAAAAAGCAACCCTATTAGAAGGTCAACAACCATCAAATTTTGGTAGTCAAATACAGTTTTTAGAATTTTCTCAAAGAGCTGGAGGAGAAGGATTTGATTTTGAGCAAGGGGATAGTAGAAGTGGATGGTTAGGATTGCCAGATAAGAACTCAAGATTGAGAAAAGCTATAAAAGCAGATTGTAACAAGTCTTATTGTTCTTTCTACTGGACATTTAGAGCTAAAGAAGAGTATGCAAGTTTTGGATCTATAGCTAAGAATTTATTTTTAGAGGGTTTTATACATGTGCCTCAAAATGATGACACAACTAAAACAGCCCTAGTAGATTTGAACAAAAAAATATTAGAGTTAGTACCCACACAATGTAAAGTATTGTCAAGTATTGACTGTGAGGGAAATGAGGTGCTTCCTAATCCATAGGAAGCCCTTATACTCGTCCTTTATTTAATCATCGGTCTATGTGTTGGTAGGGCTTAATAGTCCTACCTTCATTTAATAAAAATAAAAATATGTTTTTTAAAAAGAAAAAATCAAGCGTCAATCACCAAGATTTTATGTTAGCCCTAAAGGGTGACAAATGTGATTGTTTTTTTATAGATTGTGAATGCTTTCCACATGGAAAACTTTTAGATATATCAGGCGGAGGGAAAGATTATTTTTGGAATGACGGTGGTGTACTAGTATTTGGTACAGAAGAGGAACTTAAAGCAGCTATTAATTTGTACAAAGATTCTCTATAAAAATAAAAAATTTTTATTTATAAATGACACAATGTCACTGCATAAAAGATACCGCACAATCTTTTGATATATACACAGAATCATTAGATTGTAAGACTCTAATAATCAATGATGTTTCAAATTGGATGGTAGATGACAACTATGTAATTCCAACTAAATTTAATGTCACAATAACTACACCGAACAAAAGTAATTTAAAACTAGAATTAAATGCTGCTAGTACAACTGTTTTAGATAAAGAGTTACTAAATTGTGGAGCTTGTATAGAGGATGGTATTTACTGTATTAAAACAGAATCTTGTGGAATAATTTACTCAAGAAATTTTG